GTATCACTCCTTTGAAAAATTTTTATTCATCAAATCGTGGCCACGATGTTGATTTATGTTGATGATTACTGCATCAAGCTTTGGAATTGCTTTGCCATCTGCTGTAGCTGGTTTAACTGTGCCTGCGAGAGTTTGCCGCTTTGCAAGAGCTTTTCGACCTCCGATTTGGGGTCTCCCTTGAAATTCGCTTTGAACTGGTTGAACTGCTGCACCATCTGGGCAAAGTTGCCCATAGTGCCATGCCCGCCGCCCAGCGCGGCCATGAACGGATTATTCATCGTCTTCGTCCTCCTCGACCTTGCGTTTCTTCTTGCCCTTTAATTCGCCCACAAGTGCCGCCAGCGCGTCAAACTCCTTGCGGGTGACAAATTCCACGCCCTTTTCCTGCGGGGCTGTACGGGGCGTTTCTACGCGCTCTACAAGGTCGTAAATCTTGAGCGTCGGCTTGCCGCTCGCGTCGGACTGCTTGAGGTATACCGTCGGCGCGGAACTGTCCCACAGCGCAACGGCAGAGTTTGGCGCAATGAGATAGCCCCTCGCCTCCTGCTCGCCGCTTACCCACTGCACGCCGCCCTGCGCGATGGGGTTCTGCTGCACTGGCTGCGACATAGGCTGCTGCATGGGCTGCATCATCTGCTGCTGCCGCATCTGCATGAGATTGTCCGGCATCGGTTGCGGATAATAGGGGTTGAAATAGGGATATGCCATGTTCATTCCTCCGTTTCTTTTACCCAGTAATAAAGCGGGATTTCGTTCTCGCTGTTCCAGCTGTCATAGATAGTCCCGTCCTGAACGCACACCACATGCCCAGAAAGGGCGAGAATATACGTCCCGCGCGGGTGCTCATCGGCAAACCTGCCGACCGTGTAACAGTCCGGGCAAGTGTCCGGTATGATGTATCTCCGGTAGCCTAAGGACCGCAGATACGCGCCCCAACAGGCGTTTGCATTGGGCAAGTCGCCGTCCAAGTAGCCCCGCATGCACAGTCGGAGGTACACCTCGCCCCAATCCTTTCCCGTGGCCTTACAGATCGCACGGACAGTGCAATCGGACACGTTTTTCCCGCATGGATTTGGATTAAAATATTTATACATGATTGCAATCCCTATATAGGCTTTCAGCAATTTCTACATACGCTAAAAGCCCCCGGGGATCGTCTGCGTACAGAATGCAAATATCCTGCGCCATTTGCTCCGTGTATCCGCAGGCTATAAGCCGTTCGTACATTTTGCCACCTTCTTTCTGCTTTTATGGTACAAAAAAACAGGCACCCGAAAGTGCCTGAAAAGTGTCAGGAAAAGTAAAAATCCCCCCGCCGGTTAAGGCAGGGGGATAAATAGTTCCTGTGCAATTTTGTGGTATGCTCTGCATCTGTGCCGCTTCACCGTTTCCACGGACATATTCCGCTCCATAGATACCTGTACGCAGCTTTTCCGGCGTACATCGCATTCTATGATTACCATCGCTTCGTTGTCGGGAAGCAAAAACGATTCGACAAACGCAATGGCTCGTTTCGGTGGCAGCTTTGCCAAAAAGTCTCTTACGGCCTTGTGGTTGCTGTTCATGTGCAAAACCATAGCCGTGGAGGTGCGGATGCTTACGCATGGGCGCAAGGTCGGCGTTGTCGTAGCCTATACTCCCTCCAGATGATTTCTGTTACCGGATGAAGCCCTCGAAACCGGCATCCTTCAGCCGCCTGAGCATCTTCTCCGCGTTGGCGCGGACGGCAAATGCACCCACCTGCACCCGGTAGAGCTTATCGGCGGCGGCGGGCTTGGGCTGCTCCTTCTCCTTAAAGGTCACGCCGAAGTAATCGCAGATCCCCCGGGCGATGGCCTCGCCGATGTCAACCGTGTGCTCCACGATCCACTTGGCCGTGGTGGCGTTGTCGTGGAACTCGCACTCGATATAGGCCGTGGGGGCGCTGGGCACCCGCACCTCATACAGGGAGGCATCCACCCGGATATTCTCGCTGGTTCCGGGGGTCACCGGGGCCAGCCGATTAAAAATAGCCTTGCAGGCTTTCATGCCCTCGCCGCTGCTGTTAAAGCAGAACATGCGGGTGCCGCTGACCGTGCCGTTAAAGGCATTTGTGTGGATGGGTACATGGAGATCAGCACCGAAAGCGTTAGATGCCTGGCACTTCTCCTGCATGGACTCGTCATGCATCAGCTTCACGGTCACGCCGCTACGCTCCAAGGCCGTCTTGCAGGCCTCGGCGATCTTGCCGCACTGCACACCCTCCGTGGTATTGCCGTAGGCGTAGCGGTTATCGTACTGGTTGCTGGGGGACAGAAATACCTTAGCCATTGATTTTACCCTCCTTATTGTAAGTGGCCGTAGAGATGCACAGCACAGCGCCCAGGAAGGTGTCCACGGCGGTGATGGTGGTGACGATCTCCTCCGAGTAGGGCCAGTCCCACACGGCGGACAGGGCCGCGTACAGCGTGGCGATGGCCGGCAGGACGATGATGACCACCCACTTGAGAATGTCATACAGCTTGTCAGGGATTTTCATGGTTTGCTCCTTTCTGTGCCCGATTCGGGCACCACAAAAATTAATTCTTGTTTTCCAAGTCCGCGATGCGGTGGTTGGCGACCTTGATCTGCTCCTCCAGCACCGGGACGCGCCGGGCGAAATTGTTGTGCTCCCGGACTTCGCGGGTCAGCTCCTCCAGCTTGGTATCGGTGACGGCCTGATGCGTATCCAGCTTGGCCTGCACATCCCGGGTGGTCTTGTTGCTGGTGATGATTCCCCCCAGCAGCGACAAGCCGCCAGTAATCAGGGCCACAATGATAGTTTCCGTCATGTTCATCACTCCTTTCCTGCCGCCAGCAGAGCGGCAAACACAAACCCCAAGCACGATGATGCGGGGATAATCAATAACAGCCACAAGGGATTCATAGCCACACCTCCTTATTTCCATGTGCCGGTGATCCTGTGCCAGAACGTACCGGCCCCGCCATTTTGATTGCTAAAATAGATCGCCTTGAAATTCACCGAGTCAGCGCTGCCGGATGCAAAGGACACGCCGGTGCCCCACACGCAGTTGCACTGCACGTCCTGTATGTTCTTGAGCAGATTCGATGGCAATGCCATCGTGTACGCCCTGTAGTACCAGCCATTTATCTGCCCGGTCGTGCCCAAGTTGCTGGAGGTCGTCTGCCGCCACAGCTCTAACTTCCCGCTGTTCCACTTTTCGTAGTGCCAGGAGCTGGATGTGCCGCGCTCCACCACATAATCCTTCTGCGCAGGGATGCCCATATCCGAAAACAGCTCCGACAGCTTCCGTTTATACAGCCAGCCCTTGGCGTCAAATACGCATACATAGGGCGGCGCTTTCCCCAAGTCCGTGGCCGCTGTGGCCTGCAGCCATGTGCCGGTGAGATATTTCCCGGTAAGATTCTCGGGCAGTGTCACGTTGCCATTGGTGTCGATCTTGAGGGAACTGTCCCAGGTTAGGCCAAGAGCTAACTTATTGCTGTCCTGCGACGCCTGCAAATGCCACTGGTTGGTGCCGTCATTCAGGCCATACCAGGGGTTGCTGCTAACTTCTTGATTTACTGGTTTTTCGAAGTGGCTGTACAAGCCCACCTGGAGGGTGTTATATTTGTCGCACTCACGACCCACGCCAATAGACTTTTTGGACTTGGCTAAATCCATCAGGATAAACGCCGCAGGCAGGTCTCGGATGGTTGACTCGACACTATCAAATTTATCGGTTGCCACTACGCGGACAGCGTACCTGGTATCGGTGTCGGCGGCAAATACCACATACACATTGGCCGGACTATAATTGCCATTTGCCACACTTCCGGCATCCGTCCATCTCTCCGCGCCGTGTGCCCGATACTGCACCTTATAGGCCGCTGTATTTTTGCCGGATAGCTGGGTAATGGCGGCGCTAAAGGTCACCTTGCCGTAAGCACCGGCACGATTGGCAGAGCCGTCTTGGTTGCATCGGGCGGCAGAAATAGCCAATATAGTAGGCGCGCTATACGGAAGGACAGTGACGGGCTGCTTTTCGGTGGTGGTGCGCCCTCGACTATCCGTAACAGAGCAGACAACGTATACTTTACCGGAGGATGGTAGATAATCCGTTGTCCCGCTGGATGTGGTAGCGGCGTAAAAATTGCCAACCTTGATGCTGTAAGCCTTGATGGTGCTGCCATGCGATCCGGCAGCAGTCAGCTCCACCTTGATCTTGCTACGCAACTGCACATAGCCGCCATATGTCGTGCTGACCTTGGTGGGATCGCTAAGCGCCACAGACAAGGTGGGTGCGACACTTGTCGGTATGGATAGCTCTACGACACACTCCGAGCGGCCTACATAGGTGTTGCCATTGTAGGTCTTTGTGATAAGCGTCACCGTCAGCTTTGTGCTGTTGGGGGCATTGGTGGCCAGACTAACAGGCGGCTTCCAGTTATAGGTGGTGGTCTTGCCGTCATATGCCGTGATCTGCACCTCGCTTTTGCTGCCGACCTTGTAATATAGCTTATCAGTAAAACTCGGGCTCTTGCGGTCAATCTCGACTTTAAGGGCCGAGCCAAGGGCGCCGGTTTTGGGTGCCGACACTATCGATGCTCGGGGGATAGTGTCAAGTGTCAGCGTCTTTGTCTGCTCGATTACGCCCGCGCTGATCTCCGTATTCATCCACGTATCCACCTTGACGCTGCCGGTGCCGTCCGGATTGTGGTTGACGGTGATGGTAGTGTCCAGGATGGTCTTGGTAGTATTTTGCGGCAGCGTAAACGCCACCGTGTGCGCTGTCTTTGTGCCGCCATTAATGGTGATGTAGTAATACGCCTTATCACCGGGGGCATCGTTATAGCTGGAGCCGGTCTGCTGTGATGTCCACTTAATGCGCACCTTGGAGGTGTTATTGGCTATGGACTGGCCAACCTGCTCCAGCGTCAGTGTTTGGATTACGCTCATACCGTCTCCCCCTTAATAGATGGTTACATCGCCAACGTCATCTTTCTGAAAAATCACATTGCCGATTACAAGCGCATCCGTTGTAATGCGCTTTGTTACTACGCCGCCCGCTGTGATCTGCAATTCAGGTGTGTTGTTACGGACAAATTGCAGCACGTCATTATCCAGCCGCAGCAGGATTTCGTTGCCGCTTTCTCCGATAATAAGACCGTTCTCTGTAAAGCGGAAAGCCTTAGTTATCTCGCTGTACTTGCTTTGCAAATCGCCGTCTACGCTATCAATACGTTCGGTGACTTTGGTGATGTCAATTCCAAGCTGATCGGTCAGCACAGACAGTTTGGTGCTAACTTCCTCCTTGTAGCTCCCAAAATCCCCGGTTTCCACATAGTTTTCCAGCGCCGACAGGATGATAGAATTGACATTCTGCTGCACATCGGTGATCTGCTGCCTGGTAGTCTGCACCACCTGATCGATTTGGGGCTTGGCGCTGTCGGCCATTGCCTTGCTGATGCAGTACGCTCCGGTGTAGGCTGTTTGGCCGTTGGAGTATGTGATCTTGGTGCGCCCCCACAGATACTTTCCATCCGTTATAGCCGGTGCCGTAGACTGCCATGTGCCGCCGGAAATCTCTGTCTCAGAGGTGGAGAGGTAATATTCCACATCCGTGTGCGTTACGGAAACACCGTCATCGCCCTTGGCTCCAGGCTTGCCGTCCGCTCCTACAATGCGCACGGGCGTCCCCCATGTACCGCTGCCGGCGGACGCTGCTACCTTCTGTGAGAGCCATACCACAGCATCGGTCAAGTTTGTGTGCCAGCCATTTTTTGTGCCATCCCCTGTGGGCGCAGCCGGGGTAGCCGTGCCGTCATGGTAAGTAATCCACACAGACAGACCGTTGGTGCCGTCCTTGCCGTCTGCCCCGGCAGGGCCGGGAGGCCCGGGGGTAAGCTCGATATTCTCCAATTCCTTTTTCGTTGCAAAGGATTCTTTGGCTTCCGTTATACTAATTTTGGATTCGAGCTTTCCATCTATAACCGTGAACTGCTGAGACAAGCCGGAAACAGCGTCCTGCTTGACAGACCCTACAGCCAAGGCACCGCCATCTATCGTCAAAGCCACTTTGCTGATGGTCTTTCCGCCATCCTGAGAAAATCCCAGACCACCGATAGACATAATCCACATTTTGGTATTATCTTCCACGGTGGGTGTATTTCTTAGCGTCCAGCCAGTAGGGTAGCCGTCTTTGTCATAAGTAATTTCAAAATAGCCCCCCTGTGCTCCGATTATTTTCTGGGTAGCATCTTGAAACGACTTTACAACATCGTCATACATCCTTTTGAACTTCTGTTCCGATGGAGAAGGGGCAGCATAGTCTGTATCCGATGGGCCATAGCAAGTCAAGTCGGCGGACATTCCACCCTTGATTTGCGTTTTTAGCTCCATCACATAGGTCGTCAGATTCTCTCCGCTGCCGCCTATAACAGAAACAATGTCTCCCGCTTCAACGGCTGGGTTCCCACGCCACTTAACGGTGCAAGGCCACATTGTTTTGCCGTTAATCTTGGCAAAAACGGTTTCTGCTACCTCTGCGGTCATGTATGGGTTAATGGCGGTAATACCTTTTCCCGCTCCCACACTGATGGGGTTGCTATCCGTGCCAGTCAAGAGACTGTGAATCGTAAATGCATCATCAGTGGTCAGCGTCAAGCCATCCATGTACTGCGTGTCGCGGTCAATCGTAAGACCGCCATCGGCATACCAGCAAAAGACAAGGTTTCCTGTTGCGTCAAACTTTGCGTTACAACCGATAAGACCGGCCAGCCATCCGAGCTGTTGCCGCAGAGTGCCTGTGTAAGGCGCAGCGATCTGAATACTCGGCATAGTAACGGCAGGCGGTGTTACACCAGCCTGTTTGCAGACATCTGCCAGCACCTGTGCTGGAGTAGCCGGGAATGTGATGGTGGGCATATAGTCCTCTGTCAGACCAGCCATACGGTCGTAGCCCGTGACAGTTACCCACAGCTTCCCACTATCTTCTACGCCATCTGAGGGGATGTAGTATTTGCCCTTTTGCACATATTGGGCTTCACCGCCCACCATGATACCGACAGAGGGGATAAAATACGCACCGTTCAGCGGCAGATTGTCCTGCTTGTAAAATGTAACCTTGCAGCTGGACGAAAACGCCGCGCCGATGGTCACGCCGTCTGAGGAGCCAAACTGCTCCGTTACAACGATCTCCTGTATCTCCGATGCTGGAAGGTCTGTCGTACCGTTGAAATTTACCTTGCTGGTGATTTCACGCCCCGGTGCAGAACACGCGGCGTTAAATGCGTCTGTTACAGTATGCATGGCTCACCTCTCGATGAAGTTCATGGAAATTTGCCCCCACAGCCATACGCCATCATTGTTTGGGCGCATAATAGGGGCAGAACGATCACCCACATAGCAGGTGATCGTTCTGTTTTTTCCATCTAACGCGTCAGGGTATGTAAGATCAAAAAAAGGATCTGTCACGGCAGATAGCAGCTTAGACATATTCGCTCCGTCCATTGGCAACCATGTGCATTTGATTTTCCGCTTCACAGCTACTCGGTCACGGAACAAGTCTCCGCTCTGGTTTCTGCCAGTATCATCTCCATCAAGATCTGATAGGCTCCATTCCAGTTCGGCGGGTGTCGGTGGCACAACGCTTGTCCCATCGTTTTTCTTAATTTTCAGCACATCCATTCGTACACCTTACACTTTCAAAGGGCTTGCGCCTGTTGCGCGAATTACGGAATTGTTCTCCTTGACGATAGCATCAAACAGTTTCTTCCCGTCCACGCTGTCCAGCACAATGGTCACATGGGTGCTTCCGGATGCTTGTCCGACTTCCTCTCGGACAATCTGCCGGATCAAATCCGCCGGTGCCTCAATGTTCGTTCCGCGCTTTTGGTCGCCCAAAACGGCCAAAAATTCCCGGTTTGCGGGGATCACCGCGCCCTGGGCCAGGCGAGGAATGTGGACATTTCCCAAATTGACCCGTCCAATGTCCACGCCGGGGATCTTGTTCAAGATACCCGTGATGCCATTCACCATATCGCTTACGCCGCCCAGCACCCAGTTGATGCCCCGTTCAATACCATATATCAAGCCGTTCATAATGTTTTTCCCGAGGTTCTGCCACCAGGCCGCAGTGAATACAGGGGCGATATAAGAATTCCAAAATTCTTTGATTTTTTGCCAAACGTACTTGATTTTGCCTATGATGAAATTCCAATTGGGCGCGATTGCCGCCGCCAAACTAACGCCACCGGCAAGCAACATCCCAATGCCCAAGGGTATTCCTACGCCCGAAAAAATAAGCATAAGCCCGAGGACAACAAGAAAACCGCCGATCATAGCAAGAGTTTTGCCAAGAGGGCCCCGAAGCGCCTGCGTAATGCTATCCCAATTTGGCGCAATAGCGGACACGGCAAACATGGCAACGCCAGCTATAATCATGCCAATTCCCAGGGCCATCATGCCGGGCACCATTGCCAGCAAAAGGCCAAACACGACAATATAGGGAGAAATTTCGCTGAATATTTTGGTAAGCGCCGATGTCAAATTTGTGCCGAGCAACTCCCAGTTCGCGCCGACTTCGCCGACAGCAAACAACGCAATACCTGCGATAATCAAGCCAATACCAAGGGCCTGCTGCCCGGGGACAAACAGTAGCACAGCACCAAACAGCGCAATGTAAGGGGAAATGTCGATTAGCATATTTGCAAGGGCTCCCACAAGGTTTGTGCTAAGCAGATCCCAGTTTTCCGCCACTTCGCCGACAGCAAACAAAGCAATTCCCGCAATCAGTAGTCCAAGGCCCCACGGTATATTGCCGGTCAACATAAGCACCACGCCGAGAATCGCAATCATCGGGCCGATAGCAATCAGAATCTTTGAAAGACCAGTTTCCACAAGCGTCTTTGCTGCTTCTCCGCCGTCGGATGCATAAACACCATAAATCGTAAGCGCTCCCGCAACCATCATCGCAATGCCTACCCCAACATGGCCGGAAAAAGCAAGAATGGCTCCAATTGCGAGCAGCGCAACGCCTGTCATTAGGGCCATTACAGCATTTACGCCGCTCCCAATATCACTATCAAAGTTAACTGACTCCCCGCCGCTTTCGCTCCCGCCTCCTGCGTCGTCGCCGCTTATTGTGTTAAGCTCGTCAAACGGCGCCAAATACTTGCTTGATTTTTTGGCCGCGCTCCCTACACCCTCGATGGCTTTTTGTTGATCGTTTAGGCTTTTTGCCGCCTTTTTCGAGGCGCTATAAGTTGAGCCAAAAAGCAAGGACAACAGACGAGACGCGCCGGTCAGTGTATATGTGATGATTTTTGCCAGGGCCGTAAAGGCGGGGATCGCTATATTGACAATCGGTTGCGCCAGGGTGCGTAGCTCGCCTTTTAGTCGAGCAACCGCATTCATAGCATCATCATTCGTCTGTATGGCAGACCACATATATTGCTTAATTTTCCGCAGCGCGGCGGTAATAATTGTGAATATAAATACCCGCTTAGCAAGGCCCTTAATGCGCCCGACAAGTTTGTTGAAACTTTTTTCTGCTTTTTCAGCTGCAGGAGATAACGCCTTTGTTGTCGGGGCAAGCGCCTGGGCGGATTTTTGCGCCCCTGCAACTTGTTTTTGTAAATCTGCGGCTTTTTCTTTTGCCGCATTCAATTCCGCTTTTTGTATAGCAACTTTATCCACGATGGAGGAATATTTTGCATCTAATTTTTGTGTTATTTTATCTTGCTCGGCAAGTTCTTTTTTGGACTCTTCCAGCCTGCGCGCCCATTGGGCAGAGAACGGGTCGTTTCCGCCCGTTGCGGCTGTAGATTCCTTTAAATATTCTGTATATTTTTCAATTGATTTTTCCGCACTAAGCGCCGCTTTTTTGGACTCGTTTAGTTGCGATTCGATTACGTTCTTATTCGATTCGCTTTCTGCCAAGTTGGATTTTATTCTTTCTATTTTTTGGTTCAGCTTAGTTAATTTTTCTTGCGCTTTTTTATCATCGATCTTTGTTTCAATAACGACGGACCCATCTGCCATTAAATCACCTACTTGCTTTTGAATTTTCAATACGGTATAATATTGATACCAAAATTTAAGGGAGGGAGTTTTATGGATACCAAGTACCTATTCTTGGTAGTTATTATTGTTGCTATTTGCAGGCTGGCTTTTGTTTCAGCGAATAATGCCAAATTAAAAAAGCGGTACGGTGACGGCGAGTTGCTTCTTGTCGACAAGTTCCAGTTTATAGGAGGTTTGGACCTGCCGCAGAATGTCATGTGCAAGCTAACCTGTTTGCGCTCTCGCATTATCATGCAGGCAAACGGTCAGGAGTTTAATCTGCAAACTGATAAACTGATTGATGTGTCGATCATGACCAACACAGAAATACAGAAGCAGTATGTATCCAGTGCCGGAGGCGCCGTGGCGGGGGCAATGCTGCTCGGGCCCATCGGTGCAATTCTTGGGGGAAGCGCCAGTAAACGCAGCATAAAAACGAACACAAAGTATCTAATCTTTACATACCTGGCCGATGTCCAAACGAAATATATCCTTTTTGATGTGACGAAAAAAACGCCGCAGGCAAAAAGGCTTGTGAAGCAGTTCTCCTATCTGAAGAACAAAGACACCGTAAAAATCGACCTATAACCAACCCGCAAAAACCGCTCTCACATGAGGGCGGTTTTTTATATCCATTGATTGATAACTTTTTCGTCGCTATCCGTGTATTGCCGTTTGAAATCCACAAGATGCTTATTCTGCTTGTAAAATTCCTGATCGGATTTATCCAGCTTTTGATTTTTGGATTTCTTTTTACGGATGCTTACCACTTGGGCAAATGTGCAATCACCTATTTCTTGGTATGCGGCTATAAATGTCCACCAGTGCAGATATTCAAGGGAACGGATTTCCGTACCAAGCACTCGATTTATGGGGCTTGCAATCATCGGGAAATCCTGCTGCCAATCCATGAGCTTAGGGCGCTTTTCATCCCGGCATTCTTTCTCGCCGCAATTTATAAAGGATATGCATTGCCGCACCGCGTTCTCGTATTCCGTGTATGGGATATCCTCGTAATCCGGGTAAAACATTTCCATCACTGCCTCTGCCTTATCGGCGCTGTCCAGTTCCGGATCAGAAAGCATTTCCAAAATGTCCAAAATGTCCCGGTAATCAGATCGAAT